AAGAATACACAACCAACCAGTGAGAGCACGGCAGTGGCGGAAAGCAATCCAGTCTCTAATCAGCCCAGATCAAGACCAGCAGTCAGGGCTATGAACAGAACTCGCCCAGTGCGTATCCACCAAGCTGGCAAAGCCGAGATGGGTAAGAGTTTGGGCCTAGAGGAATCTGTTGCGTGTTTGCGGAAGCAGCAATATATTATGATTGCTGGTTATGCAAATGGCAAAATGATTCCTATGGGCAATGTCACCAATGTTACTGGTTCTATATTTCTTATGCCTAGGCACTTCTTCACGTTCATGGAAGAAGATCCTCCCGTTTTTGTTGCATTACGCCATCGTGACCACCCAACTGTGGTTATTAAACGAGAGTATCTTAATTTTATGGATGAGATATATGCTATCGATCATGTCGAGGGTCCCGCCACCGATGCTCTTTTATTTTCCATAAAGGAGTTTCCTCGTGGTAGGAACTTGTTGCGACATTTTGCCACGCGTGAGGACTTGGCTAAATTGCATGGGCGCAAGAGTTATGGCACGCTGCATGGCATTGACCTAGAGGATGATGGTAGTGTTAAGTCTTCCGATAGGGATGGGACTATTAATGTGTTATGCGACCATCTACATCCGTACATCTTGGATGAACCGCGGGCACAGACTGTTGTTGCAACTTCTATAGCTGAACACAACATTCCGACGAAATTTGGCGATTGTGGTAAACTGATGTCGATTAATACTGACCAGTTGCGTGGACGCATTATAGGTATTCACGTTAGCGGGAGTTGTAATAATCAAAACTATGTTCAGGTCGTATCACGTGAATGCATTCAAGCAGCAGTTGATGAGTTTGATTCGAGAGCACAGATTGGACGTGAACTTCCATCGGTTTTGGAAGGTGCTGGAGAACCCATTGATAGTGGTTTCGTGCATGTCGGTAGAATGGCACAGCATGTACCAGTATCCGCTCGTACTGCTATTAAACCTAGCAAGATGAGTGGAGCTATCACAGAACCAATTACACGTCCAGCTCTTCTTAAGCCAATGAACATCGGTGGTAAGTATCATGATCCATTGGTGGAAGGGATCAAGAAAGCGGGAGTGCCGTGTGAATATGTTCCATTCGAGTTGTTAGAGATAGCGAAAAAGGATGTCTCCATCATGGTGCGATCACAATTTAGGGAAGACCCCCCAGAGATGCGGGTTCTAACCTATGAAGAGGCTATCCAAGGTAT